ATCGGGAGTCTCCTGGGGGGCATCCTGGGGGGTGCTTTCCTGGGGGGTGTTGTCGGGAGCATCCTCTTTGTCTTGATACGATGACCACTGATCGATTGACCATGTTACGATGGCGGAGTTATTGCCATCGATCAGTTCCAGGGCCTTTTGCTCCGTGATGGTGGGCCAGTTGTTTATGTCTGCCCACGGGCCGTATACCTTAGACAGACGGTTTACCCGTTTCCAGATCTTCATTATGTCCTGCTTACTAGCGTTTCCCATTTTTCCCTCCAATTGGTTTATGGGTTTTTAAGTGCCGATCATTGACCGTATGAGCGGCGAGTCTCCCGGTCCCTCTGGGCCGGGCTGGCACGGAGTCCGCCGTACCAGTCAAAACGATAATCTATATAATCAGGACGGTCAAGAAAAGAAATATGCGCAGTGCCGATAGATGGAGCGGAAAGGGCGTCCGGATGCGGACAGGACGTCCGGCAAACGCAGACAGGATGCGGCATGGAAATTATTTTCATGCCTGACAAAAAAAGTTGCGTCTGGGGGCTTGACAAGAATCGGGATTTTGCCCGAAAAATCATGAAATGTGTCAGGCAAAAGTACTACGCTGTGGTGCATCGCAGGACGGGCTGAGACGTCTAACAGTGTGTCAGGCAAAAAATCGTATCATGGCGTCTCAGGAAATGCCTGACAACGGTTTTTTAAAAATCCGTATTACAGCTTCTCAGGTCAATAGACCTGTCAGGCTGTGTGGGGTGAACTATAAAGGCGTCTCAGGATTGATGGTGTTGATGGAGGCGTTTTAGGGCGTCTGGGGATTATATTGTGCATTACAAAGTCGTCAGAGGCTGTAATACGCCTACTCCATTTGTCAGGTTATGGCACGGTGTAGGTGAAAATGGCTCGGTTGCCAAAATGCGTACCACGGTATTTTTTGTAAATAAACCAATATGTTACAGGCTCTTTTCTACCTAGTGGTTAGCTATATAGTAAAAAAGGGGTAATTATTTGTATTATACTCCATTGAGAGTATAGGAGAGAGGTATATACGAGATATAGAGTAAATACGAGCGGATGCCGAGCCATTCGATGCAAAACCACTCTCAACTAATTGGATTTAAAGGAAAAAAAGGTGTGGTACGCATTTTGAACATCGAGCCATAAAGGACCATACCCGCGCCACAACCTAACAGGTGGAGCGCTATCATGCGGATGGAGTAAACAGGTGCTTTCCTGGCGGCGTCCTGGCGGCGTCTCCGCATCGTCTGAAGATGTACGCAGATTATGCGTAAGTATGCGTTATGTTGACATTATTCCGGAGAATCGGTATAATATCCGCATATCAACTATAGTGCGCAATACAAACAGGTGAGCGGTCATGGCGGAACCGGGAAAAAAAACCCCAGGAAATAGGGGGCCGGAGAATGAATACTACAGGCGCAACGGGATTAAGCACGTTAAGCCGCGTGGGAAGGATAAGTCCGGGATTTCAAAGGAACAACTGAAGATGCTGGTTCAGGCCTGGAAGTGGGAATATCCCGATAGCCATGCTTGCGATTACGCAGGTGTAACTCTTGGTAAACTCAAGGTTTTTTTCAGGAAGCATCCGGAATGGCGTGAAAAACGAGATAATTTAAAGGCCACCGGAGAGATGACAGTACGTAAGAACCTCGTGGAATCATTGAAGAAAGGCGACATGCAGACCACGAAATGGTTCGCTGAACGCAGGATGCCGGAGTACCAAACCAAAGGCCAAATCGAGGTTAACGTCACTCACTCCTTGGATGAGTCCGCTATTGTCGAACGTCTCAGCCGTTTTATGAGTGATGACGCACTTTTAGCTATTGAGCAGCAGCAGGATGAGGACATAATCGATATGGTTCCGGCGAATGGAGTACCTGATACCCTGGAGGCCCTGCTCAAATGATTCGCTTTTCTGACAACATATTGCAGTTAACGAACCATGCCTATGTGCTTGGTATCATTAGAGATATGAGATGTTAGGGACGCCAAAGTAAACATAATAGCCGTTATGCGACATAGGTCAATAAGATGAGGAATTTCAGCTACATACAAATATGGCATTTTGTCAGGGTTCTCCCTCTCCAAAATATCGTATTTGTTCCTCTTCTATTTGTTGTCAGGCTTTTACTGTCCAGCTGTTCAAAAGAGGCCTCCGGCCACCCCACCGGGCACCCCCTGGATGCCGAGAGGCGGGGGGTGGGGGGTGGGTCCCCCTCCGGCCCCCTGGCCCTATATACAGAGACCCCATCCCCACATTTCCGCAACCCCTATTACGCACACTGCGTATTATACCTCACAGGCCATGTTACGTCAACCACCGCCGGGGGTCTCGCATAATGACGACGAAGCTGACCCCGGAACGCCGTAATGAGATTCTCCGCAAGGGAATCGATCTCTACAACTTCGATTGGAACCTGATCGATCTCAGCAAGACGACCGCAGAGGACCGCGAGGAACTCGTCAAGATCTTTGATGAGCTGGAACAGTACAAGAAGAATTACTCGGTGAAAAAGTGGTTCCCGGACCAGGGACCGTTTCGGAGGGAGCTGTATCCGAAGCATATCGAGTTTTTCGAGGCCGGGAAAACTGCGAAGGAGCGACTTTTCCTAGCAGGAAACAGGTGTGGTAAGTCTGTCACAGCCGCTGTGGAGTTCTCATACCACCTCACAGGGCTGTATCCGGACTGGTGGGTGGGCCACAGGTTCACCAAACCTGTCAAGACGTATGCGTCGGGGAAGACGGCGAAGAATACGAGGGACATCTGTCAGTACAAGCTGATGGGGGAGTTCGGTGCGTCAGGGTCAGGGACGATCCCGAAACATACATTGATCGGAGACCCTGTATCAAAACCGGGCGTACCACAGGCTTACGAGCTGGCGAGAGTCCAGCACCATGACGCGAAAGGGCGTCCCGACGGGGTGAGTATCGTGTACTTCAAGTCCTACGATCAGGGCATGGAGGCGTATATGGGGACAGAGATCGATCTGGCGTGGGAAGACGAGGAACCGCCCGAGGACGTTCACAGCGAGACTCTCGTACGCCTTATGACGACAGATGGCCTGTTGATGCTGACCTTCACCCCGTTGGAGGGCATGACGGAGGTCGTGACGAGCTATCTGAGTTCTGACCTTCAACCCGACACCTCCCGGAGTCATGTGCATGTCGTGACCTGTGGGTGGGATGATGTGCCGCACCTCAGTGAGGACCAGAAGTCCAGGCTACTCTCGTCGACTCCTCCTCATCTGCGGGAAGCAAGGAGCAAGGGGATACCCTCACTGGGGAGCGGTGCTGTCTATCCTGTGAAGGAGTCTGAGATCACGGTCGAGCCGCGTATCCTCCCGAAGTACTTCCCGAGGGCATACGGGATGGATGTCGGCTGGAACAAGACAGCGGCCATCTGGGGAGCGTGGGACAGGGAGAATGATGTTCTCTATATATACGGCGAGTACTACAAGGGGCAGGAAGTCCCGGCAGTACACGCCTCGGCTATCAAGGCCCGTGGGAAGTGGATACAGGGGGCTTGCGACTTCGCCGGGGCGAACCAGGACGACGGGACAAGGATGTTCGACAAGTATGTGGAAGAAGGGTTGTACATCGTCAAGGCTGAGAAGGCGGTCGAGGCCGGTGTGTTTGAGGTATATCAGCGCATGGTTACTGGTCGTCTCAAGGTGTTCAGCGACTGTCAGAACTTCTTCAAGGAGTTGAGGCTGTATCAGCGCGACAAGAACGGCAAGATCATAAAGTCGAATGACCACTTGATGGACTCCGTGCGGTATCTGTGCATGAAGTTGCCGGAGATAGCGGCGGTCCAGCCAACAGCACGATCAGAACCGTATAAGACGCCGTATGCGTCCAGGATGGTGTCTCAGGAGAGGAATAGATGGGCAATGTAATGGGTAAGGGAAAAGGTATAGGTCAGATGCGGCACGGTGCGCCCCTCCCGTTCAAACAGTTGAAGGGGTGGGTGGCTGAAGCGGAGATCGCCCATTCTGACTGGCGTCAGAAGTCGTGGCAGGACTGTCGGATGGTTGACGGCGAACATTGGACGCCGGAAGAGCGGAACATGATGCTCGACAAGGGGATCAATCCGCTGACGATCAACAGGTTGTTCCCGATCATCAACCTGATCGCCGGAAACTACGTGAACAATCAGCACGACATCGTCGCGGTCGGGCGGACCGTCGAGGACGCCGAGATCAGTCAGGTCATGAGCGAGGCCATTGCCTTCGTCATGGACCAGTACGGTGGGTACGACATGATCTTCGATTCATTCATGGAGCAGTTGAAGAGTGGGTTCGGGGTGATGGGCCTCGGACTCAACCCGGACCCCAGGAAGGAGAAGGTCCAGGTTCAGAAGTACCCGTGGTACACGGTCTGGTGGGATCACTACTCGAACCCGTGGATGGATCCCAGCACATGCCGGTATACGTTCTATTCTGACTGGAAGGATCTGGAGTCGCTCATCGCGATG